GCCAAAATGAGATCAACGTCAGCCACGGAGATTTGGCCGGTGTTTACTGCCATGTTCACAACAGTTTTTGTTTGGTCTGGCAGTGCCTTGTAGTTTTTGTTCTTGTACAGCTGGTCCTGCAGAGCCCTTCGGTCCTTGGTACGACGAGCTAGACCTTGAACGTCGCCTTCTTTAACAGGAGGAAGCTTTGTGCGGCCGGTGGGTCCCTCAAAGTTTGGGTTACCTTCTCTTCGAAGGAACGACTGCGTAGCAACCTTGTCAGCAAGACGTTGGCGGGCCTGAGCCAAGGTCATTAAACGTTCGTCCACAAGTGGCAGTTCCGACATCAAGGCAGCATCCGACTGCAACTTTTGGATTTGCCTGATAATGGATTCGTATCGAGCGGTTGCTTGCTTGCTAGCCCCCGGGATTGCGGCTTCTACCAGCTTTACAGCATCGTCAAGCGTGTGCCACGTCTCTTGCTGGCCACGGCTAATAGCCTTCCCCTGTGCATACCCCGGCCCAAAAGCCAAGAGTAACTGGTTGTCCTGTACCTTGAGGCGGGGTTCCTTACCCAACTTTACCAACTCAGCCAAAGTAGGGACTCGAGGCGGCGTACCAGCAATGGCTCGCTTTGGATCACGAAGCCCCGGGGCCCCCATTTGAGCTTCAGTGGCCTTGATTCCAGCTTTTGGTTTTGATCTGAAAAAGGGGGGCATTAGTTCTTGATCCGAGCTTGGGTGTCCTTGAGGCGCGAGACGACCTCGCCAGCTGCAGATCTTAAGGTGCCAGGTTGCACTATGCCAAACATCTTGCGACCACGTTCCATGAGCTCAGTGGTCTCGGGCATCGAGTCAATGATCTCCTGCGGGGAGACGGATGTGCGTGTGTTGGGCCGGTGCTGGGAGCCGGGCATGGAGAAGTCGGGTGCTCCGGGGCGGGTGATGGTGCGCATCGCCAACATGAATGCGATGAGGTCGACGAGGATGCGATCGCCGGGTGCGTGGATGACCGGCACGTTCAGCTTGCGGAAGAGCTGGCGTAAGCCGCGCTTCGTGAGGCCAAGAGCGGCAAGCTCGCGGAGGATGTAGTCCTCACCTACAAGGCGCATCCCCCCACCGAAGGAGATGTACATCAAGTTGGGTTGCGTGCTCATTTAATTGGGGGCGCGAGGTGAACGGTATTCCTGCTTAAACAGCGCTTCCCGAAGTTTGTTGTACTGCTCCATAGTAATCCGGCCTGAGCTCAATTCGTCCAACAAAACTTGAAGAGCCTGACCTGCCTTAAGTTGAATGGACTGCTTTGCATTGTTTACGGCATCAATACCTGACGCAATTGTGTTACCAACAGCTCGATCCGCTGCAAGCTTCGTATTGTCCGCAGCCTCAAAAGCAGAACCAACTGCACCTAGACCAGCTCTAACACCAGAATCAATTGCATTCAGGCCAGAGTCAATTCCAGCCGCAGCGGAGTCCGCGCCTTGTCCAATTAGATCGTAAAGCCAACTTGCGGCGTTTCCAATACCACTTCCAATTCCCTCAACTACAGGGCCAACGGTATTGCCAATTGCCCGATCAACAGCAAGCTTGGCATTATCCAAGGTGTCAAAAGTATTGCCAAGGAAACTACCTGTTGAACCTACTGCCTGACCAACTGCGGTGTTGCCAAATCGTTCGCTCATGCTTGGGGTGTCGCCGGGCATGCCGTTGGGGTAAAGGTCAGCGGTGGTAGGTCCCATCTGTCGGGTTGGAGCTGCGGGGGCTGGTGCTGGTGCGGCAGGAGCCGGGGCGGGGGCAGCGGGGGCAGCCTTATTTGCCTTCTCCTTAAGGATCCAAGCGCCGTCGCGGCCGGTCAGTGCGCGATACTGCTCAACAGTGATCTCTCCACGCTCGAGCATCCCTCGGGCCTGTTGCAAAGTGTTTTCATTTTGGCTCTGCTGCTGTTGAAAATCCTTTTCAAGTGCCGGGTCATTGTTGAACTGCTGAGCCGGAGCGGCAGCTGGTGCTGCAGCAGGTGCAGGGGCAGCGGCGGGCGCGGGAGTCGAGGGGGTGAGTTGGGTATTGGGGGTTGCGGTGCCGTCACCGTCCCAACCTAGGTCCTTCTTGGGGTTTGCGGCTGCTGCCTGCTTCTGCTTTACGTTTGCCCAGTGGGTTCGAGTCTTTGTTTCGTGTGCGCGGTCAGAGTCCCACTTTTCGGATCGACGGATCTCGTTGATCTTGTCCGAGATCATTGTCTGGAGGTGACGCTTGGTGTAACCGTCGCCCATGCGGTCAACCTTGGCTGCAAGGTCGATTAGTCCGGCGATGGTGTTTGCGTTACCGATTTCGGCAACGGAAACAGTTTCCGGCTTTTGCTGCTTTGTTGTGTCTGTGGTTTGACCCGGAGTTGTTCCTGGTGTAATGTTCGGCTTGCTAGCAGCAGTGCTAGCCCCACTTGCAGCTCCGACTCCACTGCCCGAGCCCGAAGTCGTAGAGCCACCCCAGTTTAAAGTTGGTGCTTCCCACTTGTAATCAAGCAGGCCGCCGTACGGGCCGTTTGGGTTCGTCTGCGGCTGGGTAAATAGCGGTGCGTTGGCTGGGGGTAGCGGGTTGAAGAGCGGCGCGCTCTGCCTGCGGAATGCTGGATCGAAATTTGGATTGGAATAGGTCGACATACGGGCTCCTTAGGGGCTGAACAACAGGAGGATACGCGATGAAAGTCTTGACGCAACGGAACCCGCTGAACAGTGCAGAGCCCATGGCAATTGCTAGGGCTATTTTGAGGGCGAGGTGGACGACACCGCAGGGTCGGATGGGTATTTGGGAGTGGCGCGGAGAGCCGTGGGAGTGGTACGCGGGCAAGTGGGTGCGTAGGGATGAAAGGTGGCTGGAGGAGGCGCTGTGGTTGGCAATGGAGGATGCGCATATCCAGACGCCGACGCCGACGGGCATCAACACAAGGCGATTGGGACCGACGAGTCAGACTGTGATGAACGTGCAGCAGGCATTGAGGGCGTTGATCCGGTTGAAGCAGAGCTATGCGCCGGCGTGGCTGGGCAATGTGGTCGATACGCCGGAGCTCGAGCGGTGCGTGGCGTTTGAGGATGTGGTTGTGGATGTGCTGACGGGCAAGACGGTAGTCAGGGACGAGCTGTTCTTCGAGCCGGTGGTTGTGGGGTGTGCGTGGGACCCGACGGCGGTGTGTCCGACGTGGATGGCGTGCTTGGAACAGTGGAGCGGGGGCGATGAGAAGTGGAAGAGTCTGCTGCAGAGGGCGATGGGCGCGATGTTGATGCCCGGGAGGCGGTGGCAGCGGTGGCTTTTGATGCAGGGACGGGTCCGTGGCGGCAAGGGAACCATTATGCGGGTAGTGAAGAACCTGATGGGCGATGGTTTCAGGGGTCTGAGCATGGCTCAGTTGGCCAGTCAGTTCGGGTTGTGGGGTGCGGAGGCGGCTAGGGTGCTGAGCGTAAGTGAATTTGGGGCGTTGAACTCCAGGGAAAGTGAATTGGCGGTCGCGTCACTGAAAAACATCGTGGGTGGGGACCCCGTAAGCATTGATAGGAAGTACATGGAGCCCATCCGGGATGTGGTGATCCCGGGTTTCTTGGTGGTGCAGAGCAATGAGATCCCCAAGTTGCCCAATAAGGGGCAGGGTTTGGCCAGCAAGATGCTGGTTCTGCCGTTTACCAATAGCTTTTTGGGTAGGGAGGACCTGCAGTTGGCGTCAAAGTTGGCGGGGGAGACTGCGGGTATCGCGGCGTGGGCGCTGCAAGGAGCTAAGGAGCTGCTTGAGGAGACCGATTCGAGTCAGTTGTGGCCAGTTCCAGTGGCGGCAGAGGAAGTTGTGGGGCGTTTCCAGTCCCTGAACAACCCCGTGCAGGACTTCTTGGAGTCCCATTTCGTGGAAAGCGAGGGGGGATTCGTCAGTACGACCAATCTGTGGGGGATCTGGAAGCAATGGAAGGCTCGAGTGGGGTATCGGGAGGAGGTGTCGCAGGCTCAGCTCGTTCATAGGATGGTTGAGGAGAGTACATGGAAGCTTGTTAGGGGTCGATTGGGGGATGAGCGCATTAGGGGCGTCAGGGGGCTGGTGGTTAAGGAGGGGTGACCACGTCCGACCACATCTGACCACGTGGTGTGGTCTAGGTTAAGTGCTTGTATTTCCCTTACTTATACTCTTCTGACCAGGGAGACCAGATAAATAGGAAAACTAGCAAGTGATTGGGCTATAGGGTGTACGGTTTTTTGGAGACATGGTCGGGGTGGTCGGTATGGTCGGAATGTGGGGGGAAATTTTGGGACGGGTGTCCTCTTTCCCAAGGAAATAATGGACTAATCGAGGGGCCAACGGGGGGTGTGGTACCGTTCCGATCCGGTGCAAGCCTTTATGGGACTTTGTTGAGTCGTTGTTGGCGGTGTGCCGGGCCTTGGCTGCGCAGGCCCGGACAGCACCGCGTGGTGTTGCAGTGGCTTGGTCTCCTTACGGAGGTTTGCACATGTCTGATCGCAAGTCCAGCGTTTCCGTTCTGCCCGCTCGTGTTGTTGTTATGCAGACTGATACCTTTACGAAGGTGTCTGTTGAGATCTGCGCTGCTGGCAATCTGTGGCTGCCAGTGACTGCTGCGTCTTACAACATCGACGGCCGTACCGTCTTGGGGCTCCAGTGCGCTGGTGTGTCCCTCAAGGAAATGGTGTTCCGGTCGTCGGGGTTTGAGACCTTCGAGTCGAAGGAGCCGCTGTTGCGTGGCGCAGATCGCTGCGATACCACGGTGGTCCCAGTGACGGAAGTGACTGAGGATTCGTCGATCTTCTAAGATTCGTCGATCCTGTGAGAAGTAAGGCCCGGTAGCGATACCGGGCCTTACTTTATTTCGCGCGGGCGCTACCTAATACGCCTGCCACCATCACTACCAAAAAATGGATCGGGGTCGGCCCCCCCTACGGAGGGGGGCCTCCCCCTAGGAACTGGTGTTCAGTTCCACTGCTTCACACCTCTATCACACAGGAGACATTCACATGCTCGGTATGTACTGCAACACTTGTGGCGGCTCAATGCTCGGCGATGGCGTTACGGCTGTCATCCACTGCGAGCGCCTCTCGACCCTGGACTTCACAGTGGCACCGGACTCGGTTCCAGTCCACTGCACTCCGGACCCGGTCGACGGGGACATCCTCACCCCCGCTCAGGTCGCCGCTGGCTGGCACTACTGCTCTGCCTTTGACGGTCTGCTAACCAAGGGCGAGCGTCCCGAGGGCGGCTGCTTCTGCGCCTCGCCCACCGAGCGCATCGGCTTTAACTTCTGACCCTCACATCCCCCGGGTGGCGCGTTGTCACCCGGGGGACCTCACTTAACCCCTTGCATAAGGAATCACGTCATGAACCGTAGCCAACTTGCTCACATGCGTACAACCATCACTGGCGCTCGTAGTCTGCTGAGTTTCTTCTTCTACGGCAGCGTAGAGATGTGCTCACTCCAGCAGGTCCTCAAGGACGCTGGGGTCGACATTGACCTCAACCACGAACGCGGTGGTGTCATGGACCATCTTGCCAACATCATCGAAGCCTTGGATCAAGCCATTGGTGACGGTGAGCCCGGTGACCGCGAGCCCAACTTTCCCGCTCCGGACGCTAACCCGGACTGCTGCAATGCGTGTGGCAACTACCTCGCCCCCAACACGGTGTGCCGCTGTGAAGGCACTGGTAATGGCTGATGTACAGGCAGCCCCCCGCCCCACACGGAGGGGCGGGGGTCCGCCCACAACTCTAATGAAAGGATTGCAATGTTCAGCACTCTAATTGCTTTTCTGCTTCTTCTTCTTGTTGGTTGCATCTGGCTTGCAGTTGCAGCCTCTATCCATGACAGCGTCGATCGTAAGGAGATGGGCATCCGCCTTCCGGAGGACGACCAATGAGTTGGAGACAAAACTCTGATACGTACTCGGAGAACATCCCTGCTCGTGTCCACATCTTCACGGACCACCAAGGCGCAATTCACGTCATGGTGTGGGTCAAGCCTGACAATGAACCAGAATACTGGTTGCGTCCCTTTGCTGTTGTTGAGGGTGGTCATGGTCGGTGCACACCCTACATGGGCTTGCACGTTGGTCCCAACTACGAACACACATCTCTTCGCAAGTGGGCTCATAAGCGTGCCAACAGCAAGAGAACTTCTTGACTCCTTGTGCACTCCCCCCCGGGCAGCCGGACGGCCCGCCCGGGGGGGCGTATTAGATATTTCGCATTGCTCACTTAACGGTGTGCAGTGCGTTTCAGGCATCCATGTTGGCTGCCTTTCACTTCCATCCTCCTACATAGGAATCACTTGCCATGAAACTCGCTGACGCTCAGAAGACTCTCCTCGTCGTTCCCGGTAACTACCCCGCCATGCTGACCCTTGCCACTTGCCAGCCCGGCAAGAAGGATCCCAAGGCCACCAACATCAACGTCGAACTCGACGTCATCTTGGACTCGGGCCGCACCGTCAAGTTGTGGGACCTGCTGCCCGACATCGAGAAGAACCCCAAGACGTTCTTCCGTTACGAGCAGTACATCAAGGCTCTCGGCCTGACCTTGGCCCCGGACTTCGACCTGACTGCTCGTTCGTTCGCTGCTGAACTCAACAAGGCCAGCAGCGAGGGCGTCTGCTTCCAGACCACTGTCACCATCGAGGAGTCCGCTGGCTATGCACCGCGCAACGCCATCAAGTACCTCAAGCCCGCTGACATGGACCTGATCCAGCACGTCGCTCGTGCTCAGCGCCATGACTCAGCCACTGACGCTGCTGCTCAGCCTTCCAAGTTCAGCATCAACGATCAGCAGTCCTCGCCAGATGAAGACCGCCAACTCATCTGACCCGCAATGGGGGTGGGTACCTGTGCCCACCCCCATTACCACCACAAGGAGAACTCGCCATGTCCTTCTATCGAATCAACGACATCCGCCAGTCCGACATTGTCGGTAACACCCTTTCACTCGGTAACATCCCCATCCGTCTCGAGTCCGGCCGTATGGAACTCGTCGACCCCAACAACGCCGTGCCCGCCGTCGACCCCGACGGTTGCGACACGCCCAACTTCTCGCTGCGCACCTGCGACTCGACCCACGCCGAGCGCCTCCGTTCCCTCAACTCCAGCACCCGTCGCTCCGCCAACACGCTGCTGATCCAGCGTCTTGGCCACCGCACGGCTCTGGCCTTTATCCAGCAGGACGACACCCTGTCCCGCTCCATGGCTGCGTTCTTCGGTCGCTTCAACGCAGGCGACATCGACGCATCCAATCTCCCCCCACGTATCCGTGACCGCAACGCCAACCCTTTCCTCCCTACCTCCGGTGACCCTGACTTCCGTCGCCGCTCTGGTTCCTATCGCCGCTATCGCCGCTGTGACTCGCATCCGCAGTTGCTCGACTCATCGTGGGTCGGGCCTGCCTCTCGCCACTCTTCGGAGATCATCTAATGTCCAACCCACTCGTCCACTCCATCACCATCAGCACCGCAGCGGGGGACGGCACTGTCATCGCCGTCTCCCGTACCCGCACACGCGGCAACAACGTCGTCGCTGACCGCGTCGAAGCATGTGACTACGACTGTTTCGCCTCCACGCCCTTCGGTTCCAAGGCCGGTGCCCAACACGAGATCATCACCCAACAGTCCCCCGACCACTGCACCCCCGAACGCGTCTGGGTCGAACTCTTCGACCTCCTGTGCATGAAACTCATGATGTCCGCTGCCATGCGTGGCACCACCATCCTCAAGGACCAGGACGACCTCGGTCCCATCTCCCTGCCCGACCAGCCCACCCGTGTCGGACTCGTTGTCTGCCTGCCCAAGAACGCCCAAGAGTCCGACGTCTCCATCAACGGCAAACTCATGCCCGAAGTCCTCAAAGAGATGGGCTTCAACCCCAAGCCTGCTGATTACCTCAAGCCCAAGCCACCAACCTTCGATCCCTTCTACAAGGACTCGCCCTACCCGGACGACTACAACGATCTGCCCTCTGACCCCAAGTCCCCCTTCGGATAACCAACACCATGGCCAAAGAAACCACTGACTGGTTGAACTGGACACACTGGAACTACCGTGTCGTTGACACAGAGAAAGGAGAGTGCTTCGTCTTGTGCGAAGTCTTCTACAACAAGAAGAAGATCATCAGTTACAACATGCTCCACCGAGGACCCATCGGTTCAACCGTTGACCACGATTGGCACACTAAGGCAGCCAAGACTGCAGCCCTTCGTGACCTCAAGGGCGAGATGAAACTCATGGCTCTTGCACTCAAGTCACCCGTTCTCAAACTCTCCAAACTTGCCAAGATACCTGGCATCCCCTTCTGAAAGGAACACCATGTCTGACCCCATCATGTCCCGTCTTCTCGAACTCGAGAAGAAGCACAACGCCACCATCGAAACCGTCCACAGACTCTTCGAGAACCAGACCAGCCTGATCATGGCCGTTGACAAGAAGTACGAACTCGTCCGCACGCTGCTCACTGAAGTCCTCGAACTCATGAAGAACCAGATCTCCAAGGAGACCACCAAGTGAACATCTCACCCACCGCACGCGCCGCAATCCTCGCTCGCATCAACGCTGTCAAGGCAGCCACACCCATCACCACACGAAAGGACACCATGCCCCCCACTATCGAGCCCGAGACCCACAAGCCCGCCTTCGACGACGGTCTGTTCGCCACCAGCCCCGACGGCATCTCCGTCACCGGGACCACGCCTGCCACCCCCACTGAGCGCATTGACCTCGAGCTCGACGACAACCTCAAGTCGTTCCTCATGTCCATCGGCACCTCCACCGGCATCGAGAACCTGCGACTCATCGGTCCCGCTGGTTGCGGCAAGACCTCCATCGGTCAGTGGCTCGCCCAAGAGACCAACAAGCGCCTGCTCATCATGGACTGCTCCGTGATCCGTGAGCCACGCGATTGGTTCGGCTTCCGCACCGTGCACAACGGCAGCATCCGTTGGCAGGACACCGAGTTCGTGCGCGCCGTGACCTCCGGCAACTGCGTCGTCGTCCTCGACGAACTCAACCGTGCACCCGCCTCCGTCCTCAACGGTCTTATGCCTCTGCTCGACCATCGTCGTGCCTCGTGGATCGAGGAACGCGGCGCTGCCGTACGCGTCGGACCCAACACCACGTTCGTCGCCACCACCAACATGGGTGCCAAGTATCTCGGTGCCTCGCCCGTTGACCTCGCACTGCGCGATCGCTTCTCGCGTGTCGTCGAAGTCACCTACCTGCCCACCCCCAAGGAGGCCATGCTGCTTCAGCGTCGTACCACTCTTGACATCGACTCGTGCGTTGCTCTCGCTCACATCGCCTCCAACACCCGTGGCAAGAACTCCACGCACGAGCCCATCTCCACCCGCGAACTGCTTGCCGCTGCCTCTGACATTGCCAAGTACGGCCAGCAGTCCCTGCGCTATACCATCCTGTCCAAGATCGAGGACCACTCGAAGCGCGCAGCGATGGCCACTCTCCTCGCCGGCAAGTTCCCCGGCCTCGTCTCTGACACCGTCACCACCACCAACACGGAGCCCTTCTAATGTTTCAACGCATCCTTGACAACTTCGACATCGACACCAGCGGTTGGTTCGACACCGACGAGGGGGTTGCCAAGCGCAACCTCCTCACCCGCACCAGTGAGATCACCAACAAGATCTGGTCTCTCTGGGCCTGCCGCCCCATCCGTGTCCACTACGTGCACCTCGAGACCATCGAGCGTCTCTCCATCACATCCGCCATCAACGCCTTCGCCGGCCACATGGACCGTTACGTGGCCGACTGGAGGCGACAGCCTAGCGCCAGCGAGAAGATTGACATCGTCAACAACTTCATCAATGCCTATCGACACGGCGACATCTGGGACAACCCCAACACACCGTATGACCCAATGACCGACCAAGGACCCGGCATCTATATCCCGGGCAGTCTCATCTCTGACCGCATGCTTGACCACGTCCCCGACATCTACACCCTGGCCGATGCCATCACTGGCTATGGCCTCGAGTCCATGGAGCGTGACAACGCATGCCTCAACATCGGCTACAACGGCCTCATGTTCGTAGCCGACGCACTCATGTCCACCAGTTTGCCGCCCAACAGCAGCAACATCACTAACCCACGCTCCGTCCATGCCGACTGCATGCTTGACATCTGGTATGCAGCCTGTGTGCGTGACATCCGCACCAAGATCCTGACTCAGTGGCCGGGCTGGCACTCCATCTTCGAAGCCCAAGACTCCGTGCTCCTTCCCCCCACGGAGGAAGTTGCCTCGGCCGTCAAGACCAAGAGCAAGTACCGTTCGGAACTGCGTCGCTTCTGCATGGCCCTTGCATGGAACCTCAACGCTGCACCCGACCAGCGCATCCCGTTCCCCAAGCAGTTCAAGTCTGCCTACGACCTCGCCGTCCAAGCGTGGCCCAGCATCGTCTCCAAGTGTCGCACCAACGAGGACCACATCTTTGCCATCAGCCAACTCGTCCATGACCTGGCCCGTATCCTGTCCCCCCACGAGGAGAAGCCCAAGCGCAGTACCACTCCTCGTCGTGGCAGCAGCGGACTCGGTATCGACGGTACTCCTGACAAGGACGAGTCCTTCCACCGCAGGCAGCACGCAAGCGGCGACTCCCTCATCGAGCCGTCCAAGGAAGAGGCCGACGCTGATCCCACCAACTCGCCCTGTGTGGGCATCCCCCCACCATCCATCTTCTACGACATGATGACTGAAGAGCAGATGGCCCCCGTTCTCGCACGCAATCCCAAGTTGCGTGAGTACGCCGCCAGGTCCAAGCACCTCCAGGACAAGGTCCGTGCTCCCATTGCAGAGGCCATCAGTGCTGCTGCGTGGCACGTGCCTGCCCCACCACCCACTGACCACGCCCAACTCCAGGGTGTGCTCGACGAGGGTAGCCTGCTCAATCTTGCAGCCTTCAACGATCCGCGCATCTTCTCCGTCCCCCCTGAAGCAGGACACGGACAGATTGCCATCGCCGTCGTCCTTGACTCCTCCTCCTCCATGTCCCTCAACGTCTACCCCACGGACATCAACCTCGTTACCCACAAGTACGAGCCCACTCACAACGTGATGCAGGAAGCACTTGCATTCCTTGCCGGTCTCAAGGACGGCTTGGCCCGTGCATCCAATGTCTCGCTGTCCTCCTTCGCTTACTGCAGCGGTTGCGTTGCCGATGACAGCGACTACTTCGTGCACACCAAGTCTGATCCATCTGCAGACAGCAGTATCCCCGTGTGCAGCATGCGTCGCCTCGACACTGACTCCGCACTGCTTTACTCATACCCCACCGGTGGCACTCCGTCTGCAACCGCGATCAAGTCTGCGTCCGATTACCTCTTCGCTCATCACCCCGACGCAACCAAGATCATCATCCATCTCACTGACGGTGCACCCTGCGGTGGCGTCGAAGACCCGTACCACAACCAAGAGCCCTTCGACGATGGCATCTCCAGCGTCCGTCACATCGTTGACAACATTCCCATTCCCGTGTTCACCGTAGGCTTCGGCTTCGGCATTGATGCACAGACTCTCCGTCAGCAGTACAATCACGACAAGTGGTTCAAGGTTGAGTCCCCGCTGGATGCCGTGCCCGTTGCATGCCAGCTCATCACAGGAATTGGTCAGTGTCTTGCCAACCAGTAGAAGGATCCGCACTATGCCATCTGAAGCCAACGGAACTAACCTGCGTACTCTGTGGCACGCTTTCAAGCAGCGACCCATACCCGCCATCACACTTGTGGATCTGCGCCATGAGGACACAGGAGCCCGCTACCCAACCCTTTGCATCATCGAGTCTCACCCCGACGGTGACAAGCTCTTCCCCTACGCCTTCATGATCGACCGCGATCAGCACGAACTCTGTCGCAAGCTCATCATCCCAGATCAGTACGAAGCCATCTGGGATTGGTGCATCCCCCCACAGAAGGAGCCCGCATGAACCTACCACTGTTACTCCCCGCCCCATCCTGCACTGCCTGCGAACTGCACAAGCACGCGAAGAACCCTGGAGTCCCCGGGGTTTTTCTTTCTGAGTCGTTGCTACCTTCACCCCTCACACCCATGGTCGCAGTGCTCGGCATGAACCCAGGCTTCCAAGAGGACCGCTTCAACGAGCCATTCGTTGGGCCATCAGGCAAGATGCTCAAGGAGATCTACCTCCCATCCATCCTGCCTCACGCCTCCGTCATCCTTCTCAACGCAGCACGCTGCTACACGCCAGCCGCAGCCCCGCCAAAGCCCCGTCACTTTCGCACTTGTTTCCCTGCCTTCTCTGCTCAGGATCTCAATGCCGTTGGCCAACTCATTGCCCCCCACGTTCCCAAGATCCTGCTCTGCGTCGGTGCCCACGCCATCTCCACTGTCACCAAGTTCACACAGCCCAAGCCCTGGTCGCTAACCTCTGCATTCAACCGACAAGGTACACCGACCGGACTATGGGGAGACTGGCAACTCTTTACCACGTTCCACCCAGCCGCCGTGCTCCGCTCTCGTAACCTCCTCCACCCCGTCGCAGACCACATGACCCTTGTCCACTCAGCCATCATCGGCCAGATGCCCGTAGCATCCAGCCCACGCATCGTCACCCCCTTCTCACCCAACGACCCAACGGAAGCCAACCACTGGAACGAAGAGTTCCGCAAGAACCCCAAGATGAACTGACCCATGGACACGTTGATTGAAACGCTACAGTCTTCGTCATGCCCATCGTGCAAGTCAGCACTCATGGAGATCATGAAGCTGCGTCATGCCATGCAAAAACTATTTGAGCTAGAGAAGATCCATGCACAACCAGATACACGAGTTCCAACAACTCATCCCAGTCAACACCCCACTCGGTGAGGGGTACCTCCTGTACATATGCAACCCAGGTATGTACACCAACTCGTGCTACGCAGTGGTCCTTGACGACGGACGCATCCGTCACTTCATGGATCACCAGATCACAGTAGTCCGCAACGACACCCTGCAGATCCATCCAAAGGAATCAGATGAAAGCTGACAACAACATCGACGAGATCCGTGACACACTGCGTGTCCTTCGCAATCGCCACGCCAACGAGGACGCAACCCTCAAGGCATACAACACCATCGAGTACTGCCTCGAGCAGATCTTCAAGTACTGCCACACCCAGATCGAAGATGGCTACATGCGCAACCGTGATCTCAACAAGCGCAACACCCAACTCCTCTCCAAGATCCAGGAACTCGAGGCCCGCGAACAATGAAGAAGAAGAACATGACCAAGGAAGCAACCGAACTCCTTGAGGATCTCGACGACGCATTCCTTGACTACACCCTTGAAGAGTTTGGCAACTGGGAAGAAGCGTTCGATCTCATCGACCGAGCCCGCACCTTCCTCACCGACTACCTCAATCAAAAGGCTGCCCCATGAAACTGATCTCCCTTGACATCGAGACGTACGGCTCATGCGTCGCCAACGCCAAGGGTCAATCCCTCCCCTCGCAGTCCGTGTTCCATCCTCAGCGCGCCATGCAAACCGACGGCGTCTCGAAGGACAACATGGTCCTCACCTGCACCATCACCACCGAGGTCCACTCGTGCCCGTGCACCAAGAGCTACACGCCCATCACACTCGACAAGGCCAAGCCCTGCTGCACCTTCACCCTACACATGGATGTAGAAAAGGATCGCGTACTCCTGCATCGTTGGCTTACCTGGGCCGACACGATCCTCGGCATGAACCTGCCCTTTGATCTGCAGTTCCTTCGCGCATGCGATCACCGCTTTCAGTTCGCTCTGCCCCCACACAGCAAAACTTTGTATGACCTCTCGATCCTTAACTATCTGCACTCGGAACTCAGGCCAGAGCGATCCCTCAAGTCTCTCGGTCCTGTCCTCGGTACTCATGCGTACAAGCGTACCATCAAGGACGGCAAGTTCAGGTCCCCCCACGATCCGCAGTTCCTCGACTACGCAGCACAGGACACGCACAATACCCTGCTCGCCTCATCCGAGTTGGCCCGTCGCATCCTGATCGACTGGCCCGACACGGACAAGCTCTCCCCCTACTGCATCCAGCATTACTCCGACTGTCTGTGGACCATCATCACCATGTCCGAAGCCGGCATCCCCATGTCCCGCGAGGACCTGACTGACATGCGTGAGACCATGCTCATCGCATCCGACCTAGCCATGAAGTCCGCTGAGCACCACGGCGTCCAACTGGAGGGCACCGGTTCTGCCAAGAGCAAGACCGCTTTCCTAGACGAGTGCGTACAGAAGCTATCGCTTCGCAACATCGACGTCCTCTCCCACCCCCTTGCCCAGTTCACGGAGAAGACACGCGCGTTCTCATTCTCTGACGCCAACCGCAACCTGATCCGTGGCTTCCTCCTCGACACCGACAAGAAGGAGATCGCCGTACTCACAGCTGCAGCCGCTCATCAGCGCGCACAGAAGATGCTCTCCACTTACATCTGGCCCCTGCTCGAGGGCAAGCGCAACAAGCCCGAGGACAAGTCGTCCATCGTGCTCCCGCTCCCATACCCCGGCGAGGCTGACGGGCTCGCCTTCCCAGTCTGGTATCCCGTGCCATCCGCCTCCAAGGACAACTCCGGCTCTGAGGGTGGCACCATCCAGGGCCGCATCACCTGCAAGAGTCCCAGTGCCCAGACCTTCCCGCCTGAGATCAAAGCCTGCATCAAGTCCCGCTTCCATGGTGGCACGATCCTGTCTCTCGACCTCTCGCAGATCGAGCTTCGCGTAGCTGCCCTGTGCTCTGGCGACGAGTCCCTTCTTGCCGCCTTCAACGATGGGCTCGACCTGCACACAGACCGAGCCGTCCAACTCTTTGGCAAGACCTGCCTTACTTCACAAACCTTCAAGAAACTTGAACGTCAAGTCGGCAAGACCATGAACTTCGCCGACCTCTTCCTTGCCTCCCCCTTCCGCATGCGCATGTCCGTGCACGAGATGACCGGCCAGCTCATGCCCCTGTCCTTCTTCGAGCAGGTAGCCGAGACCCGACCCGACGCCCGCCCCGGCCTCCATGCCTGGCAGCAGTACCTCCTCCGACGCGTCGACACCTACGGCCACCTCGCCCTCCCCTTCACCGGCCAGTCCCGCACCTTCGTGGGGGGAAGCGCCGCGCACCTCAACGAGATCGTTAACTTCCCCATCCAGACCCAGGCCGGCAACACCCTCCTTGCCATCCAGCGGGCCATCGCTCCCCTCCTGTCCCCCCACGTCAAGATGTTCCTCCAGATCTATGACGCGGTCTACCTCGACGTCCATCCCTCGGTCGACCTCGACACCCTCAAGTCCAAGATCAAGTTCCACATTGAGGAGGTCCGTGACACCGGGTACTGGGCCAAGCTCCAGTCCCACTACGGCAACACTGTTCCCTTGGAGTACGACTTCAGTTAGGATGACCTCATGCCCCCAACACGACCAACAACATATACAGGTGTGGGGTCTAGGAACACCCCCCCAAATATCCTTGAGCTGATGGAAGCCATAGGTAAGTCCCTTGCCCGCCGGGGTTTTAAGCTCAGGACTGGAGATGCTGCTGGTGCGGATAGTGCATTCCGAACGGGAGCCATCAAGGCACTAACCGAGGACCTCAAGCTGCCAGTCGCAGATAGCAAGAATCTTGTTGAGGTCTATGCCCCTTACATGAAGACGGGGGCCTTGGGCCCCTACGAGCGTAAGCCAGATGCAGATCTGCTTGGGCGCTTGCGTCTAATTGCAAATGAGTTTCACCCCAACCCCAATGCCTTAAAGGGGTACGGTCGTTCTCTTATGGAACGTAATGCCCTGCAGATTTTCGGCCCCCGTCTTGACGACCCAGTTGACTTCCTGGTTGGCATGCTCAAGCCCAAGCACCTCCGTAAGACACCCACCGACGTGGGGGGAACAGGCCAGGCCTACCGTATTGCAATGAAGAACAACATCCCGATCTTCGACTTGGCACCCACAACCACTGAGGCCCAGTTGAATGAGTCCCTTAACAAGTACAAGGAAAAGGGTGGACCAAACCTGGAAGCCCTAAGTCGCATGGTTGAGTTTATACTCAAGAGGCGATGAACAACGAACTTACGATCCTCGTGGACTCCAGGGAGAAGAAGCCGCTGCCCTTTCCGGAGCACCTTCCGTCGCTTCGGTCGGACCTGCCTGCTCTCTCCCGGAGTTCACGAACCCACCGCCTCAAGACCGAGAAGGTCACGCTCGTCACCGGGGACTACGCACTCAAGGGGTACGAAGCCGCCTGTCTCATCGAGCGGAAGGGTTCACTAGCCGAGGTGGCAGGGAACTGCTTGACCGCCGACGGTCGCCGCAAATTCACAGCGGCAATGGACCGACTCAAAGAAGCCTGCTTCTACCCCTACCTCCTGCTCGAGGGGAACCTGCTCGACACCATGAACCCCACCAAGGATCTGCCTGATCCCTGGAATGCGATCGACGCCCTGCATCGCATCCTGCTTGAAAGAAACATTGGTCTGATTCTCTTACCAAACACCTCCATGAGTGCACGCCGTGCCGTGGCCGAGTGGGCTGTCCGCCTCTTGGTCAACGCGGCACTGTGCCCTATACTCCCCACTATCACCCCCACTGAGGAACCCCCATGCCACACGTGATGCTCAACACCATTGTCCGCAACACTTACCTTGGCAACAAGAGTAGTACGGATGTGACTACTGGAGCCACTGCCCAAGCTCGTAACCCTACTACGACCCGGCCCGCAACTGACGTGAGCACTACTCCGGCAACTCGTGGCTCAATCGTTTTTGGTTCCACTTCGAACTACATGAAGATCCACCCTTGGGCGTCTGCTGCTACTCCTACCATCCGTGTGATTGGCTGGGCCCTGTGCAGCGATACCCGCTACTGGATCCCCCACCTGATTGCCGAAGTCACCATGGCTAGCCTTCGTTCTGCAAACACCGGTCTCAACCTCAACGGCACGGAACTTCTGGCCGCAGCTACCCTGACCAAGGGTGCGGGTGATGCCAAACTGTTTGCACCTTCTACGGGCAACACGGACGCTTACTTTGTCGTTGACTCCCAGGGTTTTGAACTGGTTGAGTTGAACTTTGTTGCCACTGCTGGCACTAAGGTGAACGCCCACGTTGGGGAGATGTAATGAACAGAACACGAGCGTCTTCTCTCGAAGCCTTTGGTCTTCGAGACCAGCGTAACCGCATCTACCCCGCACTCGAAGCAAGCGACGGCTCCACGCTGTCTCTCGACTTTACCCAGATGTCCTCTCTGGATTCGCGGTTCACCTTTGATAGAAGTAATTCAACCACTTCAGGTGGAGTTGGAACAGCTACTTTCATTAACTCAAGAGGGCAGGTGCAGCTTGCAGACCACAACCTTGTCGGAAACTCTGCATTTGCTGGATCTAGTGTTGGCACGGGGTGGACTCCACCCAGCGGAGGCACATTTGTCAACTCCGGTGGCAGCATCTCAGTATCCGTCACAACATCCAATCAGTCATGGATTGCTCGCACCTTCGTGACGAAACCAGGCATTCGATATTCGGCATCGGTGAATGTCACCAGCATTTCGGGAACTTTGAACTACAACCAAGTTTTCGCGGTTGCCGGAGCAGTGGCAACGGGCTCAGATGTGTTCTATCGCAATGGTTCTGTGGTTACTGCCAGCTCAACCGCACAGACTGGTCTCCTAACGATTATCTTCACCGCTGGTGCTAGCGGCACAAATACTTTTCGTGCGGGAGTCGGAGCCAGCGGCACGAATCAAACAAATGTCACAGTAGTATTTGATTCGCCTCGCGCGATTGAAGGCGAAATAACCCAGCCAACGTATCTTGTCAGCCCATCTGGATCGGAGTATCAGGCTCCACGTTTCGACTACGACCCCACCACGCTGGCTCCTCGCGGGCTGCTGATTGAGGGTAGTGCGATCAACATTGCGACACATAGCAACAATTTCTCAAATGCAGTTTGGGCGCTTGATAACGTTAGCGGAACGGATCCAACAGTCTCTACGGTTTCGCAAACCGGGCCGGACGGTGCATCAACCGTCACGCGAATTACATTCAACAAAACTGGTGGATTATTCAGCCGTATTCGACAGAGCTTGAGCGGAACAACATCTCAACCGTACACAATGTCAGTATGGATGAAGGCAAACACCGCAAGCGGTGGCGCATCAACTCAAAATGTTGGACTGCGCATTGGTGCTGATTCTGTTGGTTTCAACTGCGTCGTGACTACGACATGGAAACGATTCCAATACACATACACTCTGTCTGGGGGGACGGACGCTACCGCGCAGATCCTGCTTTGGGACAACATCACCGGCAACGATGAGACTGCCGATGTTCTTGTTTACGGATGCCAACTGGAAGCAGGGACCGGCGCATCCTCGTACATCCCAACAGCTACTGCTGCTGTGACACGAGCAGCTGACCAGTGTTTCATTGCTGATGCTTCTCCTTTCCAAGTGAGCACCACCAACGGTACGCTTTACTGGAGCGGCATCATTCACAAGCAAGCACCCAGTGGTTACATCGAGATTGTCGGGTTTATGGATAGCACCAGCCCTAACCCACTACCGACATTTGAAGTGTTCACAAACTCTACCAATATTGGTGTTGCAGCACGAGGCGGAAGCTTGCAAAGTGCCGGTCAAAATGAAGTGTATAGAGGGTACACCCTCAACGCACAAACACGTTATGCTTGCAGCGTCAACACAAATAGCGATCCAATCGTTGCTGCAATTGTGAATGGTGGAACAGTTGGAACTAAGGACAAGTCAGGAACTGGAGACATGTTTGCCTCAACGAAGTTTGTGTTGGGCAGGCAGCCAACATCAAGTTATTATAGCACTCTTCCGTGCATGACTTTTGCACAGGTCAAGTACTGGCCAGTGACTAAGACGCAAGCTGAACTAAACTTACTTACTACCACCTAACAGGAGAACAACATGCCACCTGAGTTCCGGTCGACCCCAGTGGGGTCGCGTGATCTGCTCGCCCAGCACGGTCTGGTTGAGCGTCGTCCCCCCGTCCGTTCGTCCGACTTCCGTTCGCTCGGATCCCCGTTCCACTACTACCTCACTCGCAAGCTGGGCCTGGTCCCAGCGCTGCGCTACAGCGTGGCCCTCTCGCAGGGCACCTGGTTCCACGCGGCCCTTGAGATCCTCCTGCAGCCGGGCATAACTGGGGACCAAGCCCACACCCAGTACAAGGCCAAGCTTGAGATTCGCATGGACGAGCTTCGCAATGTGTGCACCACCCTTGCCATGGGTGACGCACGCATCCGTGAGATCCTCGCCACCGAGGAACAGGACGCCACGTGCGCCTGGGTCTGGGCCCTCACGACCAAGGACATGCCCATCAACGGGGCCATCTCCAACGGCCGCACCCTGCACGAGTTCCTCTCGGATCCCAACTTCACGCCTATCTGTCAGGAGTGCATCCTCCGCACCAACCTGGAAGTGGACGACAAGCGGGTTGCCCCCATTGACTGTGTCATGCAGCCCGACCTCCTGCTCCACCACCACACCCAGAACTCCTTGTGGATCGTGGACTACAAGACCACGGGCATCAGCCCCCGCATGCGTGCCGCGTCGTGCCCCATCGAACCACAGACCCAGCACTACATGCACATCCTCGACCACATGATCAAGACGGGTCAGCTCCAAGCCAAGTACGACCTGCCCTCGGACGTCACCGTGGGGGGCATGCTCCACGCCATCATCCGCAAGCCCACCATCTCCTTTGGCCAAGGCGACCGGGACTACATCTTGGACACCACCCCCTTCAAGAGTGGACCCCGCAAGGGCGAGCCTCGCAATGAGAAGGTGTACACCGGCGAGCCCCGGCTGGAGAACTACCTCGAGCGTTGCCGCCAGTGGTACCGGGGCGAGAAGGATTACATCCACCTGTCAGGCGACCGGGTTGCTGACCCAGTCATCGACCTGTCCTTCACCAGCGGCACAGCCCTGATGGATCCCCACTGGACAGCCCAGTACCGGGCCCGGTTGGCTGCGGTGAATAAGTGGAGAATCGCCGCAATTGAACCACATGAGTATCCGTGGCCCACAGAAGTTCACGGATCTGGTACACTGGACACATACGCCCCCTTCGTCCTGCGACCTGTCACGGAATGGCCGGACATCGTACTGCAGGAGGGGTTCCTCGTTTCGGACCGGGACACACCACAGGAGACAACCAATGACAACGGATCCGTATCCGCCCAGCAAACTGCAGCGCAGTGAGTTTGGTACTTTGCTCACCTCTGTGCTGCAGCAAATCATCAAGCCCGCACTTGCTGATCTAATTCGCACTGACCCTGAGATCACCAACAAGTCCACGTTGCACACTGCATTCAAGAAGTCCACGCAGAGCACCGTGTCTTTCTCTACGTTCAACACGTGGCTCGAAGCACTTGGCATTTCCTTCCGCAAGGTTGTGCAGATTGAAGGCATCACCCCCGTCCCCGCCCCGGGCGGGGGGGCCGGCCCCCGCCCGGATGCAGGGGAACAGGATGTCAAGTTCGACAACGAAGAAACTTTTGATTTCCGCCCGTCGCGGGGATTCGGTGACGCTTTCGGTGAGATTGCACGCAACTCAGGAGGATTCCAATGAGCATTCATCAGACAACAGCAGCAGGCACTGGCCCCGTTCGGGCTTACAAGGGGCTAGGATTCCAGGGTGGACCTGGTCTCTATTCGCTCCGTAATCTTTTCGGCATGGTCGTGGGTGAGCAGAACTCTGGCAAGTCTTACTTGTTCCAGTCCTGCCCCGACGCCTTTGTCATCAACCTTGATCTCTCAAGCACCGTGTCCCCCCACGCCAAGTGTGCAGTGTGGCCCGGCATTGGTATTGATGGTCGTCCAATGGACGTCGACGGAAAGCCGCTCATCATTACCTGGGACCACGTCGAAGCCAAGATCAAGCAGCTATGTGATATGGCTAAGAACGGAGACGAGCGCCCCTCAATGGTCGTCATTGACACCATGATCCCAATGATCCGTCTGCTCAAGCCGTGGGTTGCACGGCAGATGGGCAAGGAACTCTTTGAGCAGGCACATGGCCCTGCTGCGTGGGAGCGTCTGTATGACACGGTGATTGATGTGGCTCACCGTCTGCGCTCACATGGTTACGGCGTTTGGCTGCTCGCCCACCTGTCCCGAGACTGGGTGGAGATCGGCGAAGGATCCAAGGTAGAGGAGCACTACCTGTCCCTGCCTCCCGGCCTACGGGAGCGACTGTCCAAGGTGGTAGAAATCATTGCACCCATGCGCTCAGAAGTGCGCGAAGTCTCCACCGTGGAACCAACAGTTGTTACCGTGGCCGGGAAGCAGGTTACGCAAAACCGTACTGTCACCAAGCAGACGATCACGCGTACCATCTCGTTCCGTGACCCGCGCTACATGCGACTTATCCGTACTCGCACTCTCAAGCCGATGCAGGACATCGACGTGACCAGTGCAGTTGACCCTTGGGGCTTGTTCGAAGAAGCCTACAAGACCGCCAACACACCCTGACCCCCGGAAGGGCTGGGGGTGGGCCCTCGACGGTGTCCCACCCCCGCCTCCCGATTACTCAATCGACAAGTCCGTATAACGTGTCGATTGTTTCGTTGATTTCGTTCCGTGTCTCATTTCCATTTTCATCTCCTTTCACGAAAGGTTTACTGTCATGACTATCAAGTCCACCATGTTCGCTGCGTACAACAACTCCTTCGCCTCGGTCGAGGCCAACACCGAGGGCTCCGGCGCAGGCTGGCGTCCCGATGCCGGTGACCACGCCGTGCTCGTCACGGGCATGACCATCGAGGAAGGAGAGTTCAAGCAGAAGGACGGCCAGTTGTTCCCGTCCATCGACATCACGTTTCAGTACCAGATGGTCGAAGATCCGGGCAGCCCCGAGCCTCGCAGCTTTACGGGTGCCCGCTTCCAGATGCCCGCTGACCCTACCCAGTTGACCGACGAGGGTGCCAAGACCCGCGCTCGCATCGAACTGGAGCGCATCAAGGGCCACCTGACCACCCTGATCGGCCGTCGTCCTGAGAATCTGCAGATGGCTATGCAGACTGTGCAGGAGCGCATCAACAACGGCAACGTGATTCCGGTCAAGCTCCGTGCGCGTTACGACGAGAGCAAGGCCAAGCCCGGCACCAAGTACTTCAAGGAGTTCTTGGTCGCCCCGCTGTCGCTGTCTTGATTCCAACGCCATGACTTGCCCTGTGGGAAGCAGTCACTACCATGGCGAACAATCGTCCCCCCACGATCGCCCCCTGGATTACCTGACCGGTGTCCAGGGGGCTTCCTTTTGCAAGTGGGTCCATGCTGGAAACGGCATGGCCCACATTCAGTTAGTCCGGCCTGACGCCCGAAACCCCCGAGCCCTGCGATTCTGGACCACGATCAAGGGTTCCGGCACCCCCTACCCCCCAGTCCCCACCTCCCCCCGGCGTAGCCTCCACAGGAGCCGGTGTTCCCTCGACCTGTGGGAGACCCCCCACCCGCTGGGGGGACGCTCCCAGTGGCTCTTGGCGTCCTGGGCTGCCCAGGAGCCAGCCCCTGCCCTGGATAGGGTCAAGGAGTGGCTGGAACGCTCGGAGCCCGTACGTGGCAACGTAGTGCGTCTGGCGGACAGCCTAGACTTCACGGCCTTTCTGGAAGGCGGGCGCTGGCGAGTCGCCTCCTTTCAGATACCAACCCAGATCCGGGATGCCATGGACGGCATCCTTGGGTCTGCGGTTCGGCTATCCCCCAAGTCCTGCCAGTGGTCGGCACGTGCCACTACGGACGCCAAAAAATTCCAGTTCTGGTACCGTATATGAACGAAATACTGTTAGGCTTCAACCCTGAGATGAAGCCACAGTACCGGCACCGAGTCAATGGCGGACCTCGGACCCCACGCTCCGACATGGGGTCCAAGAAGTCTGAGCTGCAGGCTCACGCCGACATGCTCGAGCGCATGGTCACCCGGTTTTCGGAGCGCATCCGTGTGCTCGAGGGCCTGCACACCATGCGTGTGGAAGAGGCGGGCCTCATCATCTCGTCTGTGTTCATGCTGTACCAGCGGTGGCGCGATGAGCACCCCGACGAACCGGATCGTGGCGAGTCTTTCATGGTCTGGATGGAACGACTGACCGCCGAAGAGGTTGTCTCATACGCCATGGGCAAGTGGGACTCACTGCCCAGGGACGTTGAATGACGGATTGAACTGGCGGAT